CTATGCCGCGGTGCGCGACACCTTCGACGAGCTGCTCAGCGACGATGCGGTGACGTCCATCATCCTGCGGCTGGATACGCCGGGGGGTATGGCCTCGGGCTGCTTCGACCTGGTGGACCACATCTTCGAGGCGCGTGGCCGGAAGCCGGTGTATGCACTGGTGGATGACCATGCGTATTCCGCTGGATTCGCCTTGGCTTCGGCCTGCGACGAGATCTGGATCAGCCGTACCGGCGGTGTCGGATCGGTTGGCGTGGTCTGCTACCACCACGACTGGAGCGGCAACAACGCCCAGATCGGCCTGAAGGTTACCCCGTTGTTCGCCGGCGCTCGCAAGGTCGACTTCAACCCCAACTTCCCGCTCAGCGAGGAAGCGCACGACGAGGCGATGGCGGATCTGGAGGAAATGCGCTCGATGTTCGTTGACACCGTGGCGCGGAACCTCGGCAT